TCCGCGCCAAGATCTGCACCGCAGACGGCACTCGAAGCCTGTTCATCAACCCGGCCACTGCGCCGTGGTGCGACAAGGGCCTGGCCACTGTCCAGCTGCAGGAAGGCTCGACCTTTCAGGAAGACCAGAAGAACAAGTACCAGCACATCACCACCGCCATCGGCTACTGCGTGGACGTGGAATGGCCGGTGAACAGGCACATTGCTGCCGTGCAACCACTGAGAATCTGACCCATGAGCACGAGCCCCGATCAAACCCTGCCGGCCGTGGATGCCATGCGCGCCGATTGGGCGACCGTGGCTCCGCTGATGGGAGGCACCAAAGCCATGAGGGCTGCTGGACAAAGCCTGCTGCCTCGCTACCCGGCCGAGGATGCCGACGCCTATGCCATGCGCCTGGCGCAGTCCACGCTGCTGCCGGTGTACGCCGAGACGGTCGGCAACATGACCAGTCGCGTGTTCGCCGAGCCGCTGCAGCTGGGCGACGATGTGCCGCCAGAGCTGGCCGGCTGGTGCGACGATGTAGACCGCGCCGGCAACGACCTCAACAGCTGGGCCGTCGAGTGGTTCCGCACCGGCCTGGCTCACGGCCTCTGCCATGCGCTGGTTGAGTACCCGCGCGCTGATGGCGTCAGCACCCTGGCCGACGAGCAAGCGGCCGGCCTGCGTCCATATGCGGTGCTGATCAAGCCTGAGCAGGTGCTTGGCTGGCGTATCGAAGGCGGCATGCTGAGCCAGTTCCGCTACCTGGAGACCATCGAGGAGCCTGATGGCGAGTTCGGTATCGAGCTGGTCGACCAGGTGCGCGTGCTGGTGCCGGGCGGCTGGCGTGTCTACAGGCATGCCGACAGCGGCTGGGTGGTCTACGACGAAGGCGTCACCAGCCTGTCTACCATACCGCTGGTGACGTTCTACACCGGGCGCACCGGCATGCTGACGGCCAAGCCGCCGCTGCTCGATCTGGCTCACCTCAACGTCAAGCACTGGCAGAGCCAGAGCGACCAGGACAACATCCTGCACGTCATCCGCGTGCCCATCCTCGCCCGCGTGGGCATGGAGGCGCGCTATGACGCTGCAGGCAACCAGCTGCCGGCAGAGTTCAAGGTGGGCGCTGGCACGCTGACTGACCTGCCTACTGGCGGGGATCTCAAGTACGTCGAGCATACCGGGGCAGCCGTTGGCGCTGGCCGTCAGGCGCTGCAGGATCTGCTCGACGAGATGCGCATCGCTGGCGCCAAGCTGCTGGCGCGTGACAAGTCACAAACCAAGACGGCGACTCAAGCGAGCGAAGAGGCGGCTCAGGAGTTGAGCCCGCTGGCACGCATGGCGGCTCAGTTCGCCGACTGTCTGGCGCAGCTGCTGCAGCTCATGGCCGACTACCGCGGCATGCCGGATGGCGGCACTGTCGAGATGCGCGGCAACTTCGACATCGACTGGGCGCCGGAGATCAGCGTCCCGCAGCTCCTGCAGATGGCTAACGCCGGCAAGCTGTCGGATGAGACGCTGTTCAGCGAGATGCAGCGGCGCGGCATCATCAGCGACGAGCACGATTGGGCGACAGAGCTGGAGCGCATCAGCGCGCAGGGGCCTGAGCTTGGTGCACTATGATTTAGGTTTGGATGTATAATTAACTCATGCGGCTAGGGTAGCTCCCGAAAAGCCGGCCCCTAACCGGCCTGCCGCATCACATCAGTTAGGGTTCGTACTGTAGGAGTATGAATATGGAGCCGCACAAGGCTTTTCGTTTTGGCAGCATGATCTCAGATGAAACATTTGCGAGATTCCTAGAGAAGGTAACAATTCTCGGAAAGGATGAGTGCTGGGAGTGGTCGGGGGCGAAAAAAGCCGCCGGATATGGGAGCTTCAGGGTAGGCAGAAAAACCCGCGCGTCTCACAGGGTCGCGTACTTGCTTTCGCATGGATCGATCCCCGAAGGAAGCCTAGTAAGGCATGCGTGCGACAACCCCAAGTGCTGCAACCCTGCTCACCTTGAAACTGGCACTCAATCTGACAACATGCGCGACATGTCTGAGCGCAAGAGGACGAGAGGCCAGCTGCTTAGCGAAGTTGACGCGGCTGAAATCAGGCGTATTTACCTTGAAGATGGAATTACGCAGGTCGATATAGCAATGCGCTATGGCGTAACTAAGTCGACCATTAGCTCTATAGTTCGTGGCAGGAATTTCAGCCGCCTTGGCTGTCCAGAAGAGTCAGAGCTCAAGGCAGCAAGATCAAGATCAAAGGCGTCTGTTACTGGCGAGAAGTGCTCGCAAAGCAAGATGACAGCAGGCGTTGTGCGCGCCATGCGCACTGAATACGCATCTGGCGGAACAACGTACAAAAAGCTCGCGGCAAAGTACGGCATGAGCGTAATGGCTGTATGCAATGCAGTGCGCGGAAAGTCTTGGCCTGATCTGGAGTGATAAAAATTGCCAAGCGTGAATGAAATTCTTGCTGATGAGAGCATCGCGCACGCTGTGGCCATTAACGAGTACAGCGCAGGCGTCGTGCAGCGCATGATCGCCCTGCTCAATCGCGCCGATGCTGACCTGGCCGCCAAGCTCGCCGCCGCCGTGGAGCGCCTGCCGGCCGATTCCTTCACCGTTGAGCGCCTGGAGCTGCTGCTGGGCTCCGTGCGCGAGCTCAACGCCCAGGCCTATGCCTCGGTGCTTGGCGCGCTGGAGGGAGAGCTGCTGGCGCTGGCGGAGTACGAGGCAGGTTATCAGCTGCAACTGTTCGAGGAGGTCATCCCGGCGCCCGTGCGGGTACGCTTACCGATAGCCGCCGTCACGCCTCAGCAGGTATACGCCGCTGCCATGAGTCGGCCATTCCAGGGCAGGCTGCTGCGCGACTGGTCGGCCAGCATCGAGGCTGGGCGGATGCAGAAGATCCGCGAGGCGATCCGCGTCGGCTACGTCGAAGGCCAGACCGCCAGTGACATCGTGCGGCGCATCCGCGGCACCCGGGCGGAGAAGTACGCCGACGGCATCCTGCAGCGACCACGGCGCGACCTGATGGCCGTGGTGCAGACCGCCGTGGCGCACACGGCCGGAGTGGCCCGCCAGCAGTTCGTCGAGGCAAACGAGGATATCATCAAGGCGGTACGCTGGGTCAGCACCCTTGACCAGCGCACATCGCCACCATGTCGCATTCGCGACCAGCTGCAGTACGAGGCCAAGACGCATAAGCCGATCGGCCACAAGATCCCGTGGCTTGCCGGGCCAGGCGCGCTGCACTGGAACTGCCGGTCGACGTCGACGCCAGTGACGCGCAGCTGGCGAGATCTTGGCTTCGACCTGGACGAGATCGACGCAGGTACTCGCGCATCGATGGATGGCCAGGTTCCGGCCGAGACCACCTATTCCCAATGGCTGCTGCGCCAGAGCGCGGCCCGGCAGGATCAGGTGCTAGGCGTCGAGCGCGGCCGGCTGCTGCGTGAAGGCGGACTCAAGGTTCCGGACTTCTATGACGCGCGCGGAAACTGGCTGACGCTGGATCAGCTGCGCGAGCGTGACGCCGAGTCATTCGCTAGACTGGCGGCATGACTAAGGCATCAGGTGCTTGCAAATGGAATGGCTTGAATACAACCCAGACTGGGGCGACGAAGGGAAGGAGATCGAGCTGCTTTGCGAGAGCGGTTCAATCGTTCGAGGAAGGCTTGAGATGGAGGACTTCTTTCCAGATGGAGAGGGAGATGAGATCCCGGTTTGGAGAGTGCGGTCCGAGAATGGCGAGTCTTCTTCGATCTGGGATTTTGAGGGCTGGCGCTTCGTATGACCGAGCGCCGCTTCACTGTCATCGACGGCACGCCGCCACCCGACACGCCTGCCGAGCAGGTGCGTCAGCGTGTGCGCGCGATGCCCAAGCCGAAGGCCATGCCGCAGTGCCACCGCTGCGGCGGGCGTGAGTACATCATGGCGCACATCGGAAAGGTCAAGTCCCGCCTGTGCGTCATCTGCCTGCTATCCGGCCAGCGCGTCGTGATGTAGCGACAACTGAACCAACCAAGCCCGCCTAGAGCGGGTTTTTTTATGCCTGCCGCCAGGGTGCGCCGGGCCAATGTCTCGGGGAGACACCCATGTCACTGAAGTTTGAAATCGACACCCTCGAAGGCCTGAGCGAGGCCATCCAGGCGCTCTACGAGAAGCGCGGCGACAAGTACCGGCTCAAGGTCGAGGGCATCGACCCGGCCGACGAGCTGAAAGAGGCACTGCGCAAAGAGCGCGAGGAGCGCAAGGCCGCCAAGGAGCGTGCCGACGCCCTGGAGCAGGCCCAGCGCGAAGCCGACGAGGAGCGCGCCAAGCAGGCCGGGCAGTTCAAGGATCTGTTCGAGCGCGAGCAGAAAGAGAAGCGCGACCTGTCCGAGAAGCTGGCCACCTTCATGGCCGACATGCAGCGCAAGGAAGTCGCCCTGGCGGCGACCCAGATCGCTGGCGAGCTGACCAAGGACAAGGGCCGCGCCGCGCTGCTGGTCCAGCAGGCCGAGCAGTTCGCCCGGCACTCCGATGACGGCGTGCATTTCGAAATCGGTGGCGTGAAGGTCGAGCGCGACAAGCTCGTCTCCCACCTGAAAGAGCAATACCCGTTCCTGGTTGATGCGAGCGGGACCACCGGGGGCGGGGCTCCTGTCGGTGGCCATAACGGCGGGGCCGTGAAGAAGTTCAACGAGTACACCGGCGCAGAGCTGGCGGCGATCCGCAAGGCGGACCCGGCCCAGTACGACCGCCTCAAATCTGCTTACTACGGCACTGGAGTTTAACCGATGGCCACCGTACAACTTTCCGACATCATCGATGTCACCGTTTTCCAAGATCTGCCGGCTGTGAACAGCCCGGAGAAGACCGTGTTCTTCGAGTCCGGCATCGTCACCCGCAGCGGCCTGCTCGACCGCCTCGCCACTGCGCCCGGCAAGCTTGCCGAGCTGCCGTTCTGGAACGACATCGACGAGACCGTCGCGCCGAACCTGAGCAACGACGACCCGGCCTCGCTGGCCACCCCGGCGAACATCGTCCAGGGCGAGCAGATCAGCCGCAAGGCCTTCCTCAACAAGGGCCTGTCCGCCTCCGACCTGGCCACCGAGCTGGCCATGGGCGCCAAGGCGATGGACCAGATCCGCGCCCGCATCGACACCTACTGGCTGCGCCAGTGGCAGCGCCGCCTGATCGCATCGTGCAACGGCGTGCTGGCCGGCAACATCGCAGCCAACAGCGGCGACATGGTGTTCACCGCGGCCGGCGCGACCAACGCCGACGTGAGCGCGTCCACCGTGTTCACCCGCGAGAACTTCACCACCGCGGCCTTCACCATGGGCGATGCGGTCGACGGCATCCAGGCCATCGCCGTCCACTCGGTCATCTACAAGCGGATGATCGATAACGATGACATCGATTTCATCCCCGACAGCCTGGGCCGCATGGTCATCCCGACCTACCTCGGCAAGCGCGTGATCGTCGACGACTCGCTGCCCTACACCCCGGCCGCTGGCTCTGGCGGTGCCGATGCCGCGGCGCGCTACACCTCCGTGCTGTTCGGCGCTGGCGCCTTCGGCTACGGCGACGGCCTGCCGGCTGTTCCGGTCGAGGTGGCTCGCGAGGCCTCGCAGGGCAACGGCGGCGGCATCGAGACCCTGTGGACCCGCAAGACCTGGATTCTTCACCCGTTCGGCTACCAGAACACCGGCAACCCGGCCGCCACCTCGTTCAGCACCACCGAACTGGCCGCGGCGGCCACCTGGAGCCGTGTGGTAGCGCGCAAGGCCGTGCCGCTGTGCTTCCTGGTCACCAACGGCTAAGCCAGGCCGCGCCCCTGCGATGACCTCAACGGGGCGCACCGGAGGACACCATGAGCATCAACGAACAGCTGTCCGAACAGCGCCGCTACAACGAGCAGATCCGCGCGCCCAAGCCGCCCGAGAAGCCCAAGCGCCGCAAGGCCGAGGAGTAACCCATGGCGCAATCCACCGTTCTGGCCGTTGCAGCCACATCGGCCACATCGACCGACATCATCGTGGCCGCTGGCAACGTGGTGACGGTCGGCATCTACGCCGCAGCGACCGTCCTGCAGGAAGGTCAGCGGGCCATCGTCTACCAAGACACCCCTGGCGCCGACGTGTTCGTGGCCGAACTGAGCATGGACAGGCCGTCGACCGTGCTGGCCGGGCCCGGAACCTTCCGCGTCAAGCGGCCGGCGCTCAGCGTGACCGGTATCGGCGTCTTCACCGAGGCATAACCCATGATCGAGTACGTCACCACCGCCATCGTCGACGAGCTGCTGGGCCTCGGCTGGGAAGGCACCAACGATCCCGGCCGCGCAGTGCTCATGGCGAATGCCTGGCTGTCGGCCAAGCCGCTTACTGAGTTCGACACCGTGCCGGACGCTGTGCTGCAGGCCGGGGCCGAGATCGCCCGCGAGGCTTCGCTGGGCAAGCTGTTCAAGGCCTATGAGGCTGGCGTGCAGGCCAAGGCGGTGGAGGCGGATGGCGTGTCGAGCAGCAAGACCTATGCCGCCGGCGGTGGCCGGGCGGTGTCGGCGGGTGAGGCGTTCGCGCTGGCCCTTCTGGCGCCGTACCTGGCTGGCGGCCAGTCGCGCGTGGTTCGCTCCTGATGGGCCTGCGTGACGAGCTGACCGCCGATCTGGCGGAGGCATTCGACGGCGATCTGGCTGACGCGGTGCAGAGCTTCACGGCTTCGCACCCCGGCGCGCCTGCTTATGACCCGGCCACCGGAGCCGTAGCTGCGACGCCTATCAGCTACAGCGGGCGCGGCGTATTTGCTGGCTACCGGCTCGACCAGATCGACGGTTCGCTGATCCTCGCCACCGACAAGCGCCTCACCGCGCTACAGGCCGAGGTGACGCGAGCGCCGGCAGTGGGTGACACCATCGCCGGTATGACCGTGGCGCGTGTCGAGGCTGATCCGGCCGCCGCAACCTGGCGTGTGCAACTGAGGGCCTGAGCATGAGCTTCGAGCTTGATCTGCGGGCGTTCATCGCCAAGGCCAAGGGCAACGCCGACCAGGTGGTGCGCAAGGTCGGCACGGACATGCTGGCGCAGATCGTCGACATGTCGCCGGTCGGCAATCCCGAGCTTTGGGCGATCAACAAGGACGCCGCGCAGTACAACGCCGAGGTGATGCAGTACACCGCGGACCTGCGCAAAGACTCGAAGAACCTGACCAAGAATGGGAGGCTCAGGCGCGGCCTGAGGCTGAACGACGGCATGGACATCGTGAAGCCTGACGGCTACGTCGGCGGGCGATTCCGTGGCAACTGGCAGGTGACGTTCGGGTCTGAGGCGTCTGCACCGCTGGAGCGTATCGACCCGCGAGGGGCGTCCACGAAAGCGGCCGGCGCAGCGGTGCTCGCGGCCTACAAGGCCGGGGTCACGTCCATCTGGCTGTCGAACCAGCTTCCTTACGGAATGCCGCTCGAGTATGGCTGGTCTGATCAGGCGCCCAACGGAATGGTTCGGATCACTGCAGGAGACTTCCAGAAGTTCATCAACAGATCCGTGCAGGAGCTTGATCGGTGAGCCAAAAATCAATTCGCGCACTCATCGAGCAGCGCCTCGCCACATGGGCAGCTACCAAGTCGCTGCCGGTCGCCTGGCAGAACGTAGCCTTCACGCCGCCTGCCGGCACCTACCTCCGCGCCTTCCTGCTGCCGGCCGAGACCGATAGCCCGGACCTGCAGGGCGTCATGCGCACCTATGCCGGCGTCTACCAGGTGTCCATCGCGCTCCCGGAAGGGCAGGGCAGTGGCGCAGGCGAGACGCTGGCCGGCGAAATCGACGCGCTATTCCCGCTCGACCTGCGGCTGAATGATGGCGCCGTAACCGTGCAGATGATCAGCCCGGCCAGCATCGGCCCGGCGATACAGGACGGCTCCCGCTACACGCTGCCGGTCTCGTTCCGCTACCGCTGCGACACCGTGTAACCACAACCCAATACCACGGACCCGCTTCGGCGGGTTTTTTATTGCCCGCTCGGGCGCACAACGTGCCGCGATCTGCGGCAATAGGAGCCTATCTTGGCAGTTTCACTCCCGAACGGCGCAGTAGTCAGCATCGCCTCGACCTATGCCGCCGCGAAGACCATCACCGCCATCACCAACGCCAACCCAGCCGTGGCCAGTTCCACCGCTCACGGGCTGACCGAGGGTGACATCGTCGAAATCACCTCCGGCTGGTCGCGCCTCAACCGCCGCATCGTCCGCGTCGGCACCGTGACCGCCGACACCTTCCAGCTCGAAGGCATCGACACCACATCGACCAGCCTGTACCCGGTCGGTGGCGGCGCTGGCGAGGCCCGCGAGATCACCGCGTGGATCCAGATCAGCCAGGTGCTGGAGTTCACCACCAGCGGCGGCGAGCAGCAGTTCGTGACCTACTCCTTCCTCGAGGAGGACGTCGAGCACCAGATCCCGACCGTGAAGAGCGCGTCCAGCTTCTCCATGACCGTGGGCGACGATGCCTCGCTGCCGTGGTACTCCGTGCTGAGCGCCGCCAACGACGACCGCATCCCGCGCGCCCTGCGTGTGGCCCTGCCGTCCGGCTCGTTCATCACCTACGACGGCTACGTCACCCTCAACAAGACCCCCACCATGACCAAGAACGAGCTGATGGGCCTGCAGGCGACCGTGTCGCTGACCAGCGAGCCCGTTCGCTACGCAGCGGCATAAGGAGAAGTAGCACATGGCGGTCAAGTTCAAGCTGCAACCAGCCCCGACGTTCAAGGCCAAGGTGCAAATCCCGGTGCACGGCGGCGATCCTGTCGCTGTCGAGTTCGAGTTCAAGCACCGCACCCGCGACGAAGTTAATAAGTGGTTCAAGGGTGCCGACAAGCGCAGCGATGTAGACGCGCTGGTTGGCATCCTGGCTGGCTGGGAGCTGGAAGACCAGTTCGGCCAGGAGTCCATCGAGCTGCTGGTGCAGAACCATATCGGCGCCGCTCCGGCCATTGTGGCCCGCTACGTCGAGGAGCTGGTACAGGCCCGCAAGGGAAACTGACCAAGGCCGCCCGTGCGCTGTACGAGAAGGGGGCTGGCGAAAGCGAGCTAGCCCGCTTCGGCTTTGCTCCGGAGGACTACGGGCCGGAGCAGAGCACCTGCATGGTGTGGCCAGACAACTGGGATGCGGTCGGCGTGTTCGCCTCGATGCAAACGCAATGGCGGATCGGCCCTGCCGGCGTGACCGGGCTCGACTATGCCGGCCTTGAAGGCGTAATGCGCCTGTCTGGAGTGAAGAAGCGCGACCGACAGGACGTGTTCGAGTGCGTGCGCGTGATGGAGGCCGAGGCGCTGAAGGCCATGCGCGAGGAATGATCGCGTGCTATGGTTCGGCCATCTACTTGGAGGGAACCATGGAACCTGTCTTCGGATTCGCGCTGTACCTGATCGCCGCCATCATCGTCGCCGTTGTCGCCGCCAAGCGTGGCCGCGCATGGTGGGCCTACCTGCTCGCGGTGATCGTTGGCGGCCCTGCGCTGGTGATGTTCGCCTCGTCCGCTGGAGCGGGTGGCGTAGGGGCGGCGCTGGCGGCCTTCGCTGTGCCGGTCGGTGCGCTGATGCTGCTGCTGTCGTCAGATACCGCAGAGGCCAAAGCCGTGGCGGATGGCGAGTTCGGCGAGTACCGCAAGTGCCCGTTCTGCGCGGAGTCGATCCGCAAGGAGGCGCTGAAGTGCAAGCATTGCGGCTCGGAAGTTCCAGAGCCGACATGATGTAAACGAATTCACAGAACCCGGCCATGCGCCGGGTTTTTTATTGCCCGGAGAAAGCACATGGTCGACATCGCCAGCCTGGCTATCAAGATCGACACCAGCGACACCGCACGGGCAGAGCAGGCTCTCGACAAGCTGGCGAAGGCTGGCGGTAAGGCCGAACAGGCTGCTGAAGGCGTCGGCGAGGCGTGGAAAGACGCCGGGGCGAGCGTAGGCAAGGCGGGCACCGCTGCCGCAGGTTCTGGTGCCGGCTTCGACAGCGTGTCGCGCAAGGCCAAGACTCAAGCCGAGACCATGCAGAAGGCCGGCCTGTCGGCTGGCCAGTACAGCCAGGCCATGCGCCTGCTACCGATGCAGCTCACCGACGTGGTGACCTCGCTATCGTCGGGGATGCCGTTGTGGATGGTCGCCATCCAGCAGGGCGGACAGGTTCGCGATTCGTTCGGCGGTATCGGCAACGCAGCCAAGGGTGTCGCGTCGGCAATCGGTCCGATGGGTATGGCAATCGGCGGCGTGGCAGCCACGCTCGGCACACTGCTGGTCGCATACCAGCAGGGGCAGGGCGAGGCGCAGAGCTACGCAAAGGCGCTGATCCTCACCGGCAATGCTGCAGGCACCAGCTCTGGCCAGTTGGCCGCCATGGCCGAGTCGATTGATAACGTCGCCGGCACCCAGCGCAAGGCCGCTCAGGTGCTCGCCGAGGTAGCCGGAACCGGCAAGTTCGCCGCCGACCAGATCCAGGGCATCGCCACGGCCGCCATTGCGATGGAGCAGGCCACCGGCCGCGCCGTCAGCGACACCGTGAAAGAGTTCGCCCGCCTGGCCGACGAGCCGGCCGCGGCATCGGCCAAGCTGAACGAGCAGTACAACTACCTGACCGCCGCGGTATACGAGCAGATCCAGGCGCTCGAGTCGCAAGGCCGCACCACCGACGCGGCGCGCGTGGCCACCGATGCCTATGCGTCGGCCGTACAGGAGCGTTCCGGGCAGATCACGGCCAACCTCGGCGCCATTGATCGAGCATTGAACGCGGTCGCTATCGGATGGCGCGAAATGTGGGACGCCGCCCTAGACGTTGGCCGCGAGCAGAGCCTCGAGAAGAAGCTGGCCGACACCTACGAGGCTGCGCAGCGGATTCGCAACAAAGGCCGGCTCAACTTCGACGACGACTTCCAGCTGGCCGAGCTAGAGCGTCAGATCACCTATTACCAGGGCCAGATCGCCAACCGCGACCAGGAGTCAGCCCAAGCTGGCGTGCAGGGCAAGATCCAGCAGGCCGGCGTCAGCGCCGCGCAAGAGATCGCCCGCATCCGCGAGCAGTCGCTGAGCAAGGCCGAGCAGAAAGAGAAGGCCATCGCCGACTACCGCAAGCGACTGGAGGAGGTGCGCCTCGCCAGCCCGCAGTCGGCGCTGCTCGACCCGGCGAGGATCGAAAAGGACATTTCCGCCATCGAGGCGCGCTTCGAGGAGACTGCCAAGCGGCAGAAGGCATACAGCGACGACGCTGCCACCAGAATGCTGCAGGGCCTGCGCGAGCGCTCGGCCAGTCTGGAGGCGCAGCTATCCGGCGAGCAGAAGCTCACCGCCTCGCAGCAGGCACAGGTCGAGTTCGCCCAGCACATCGCCGACCTGAAAGAGAAGCGCATCCTCACGGCCGATCAGAAGTCGCTGCTTTCCAATCAGGGCGCAATCTCGGCTCAGCTGGCGCATAACGTCGCGCTGGAAGATGAGCTGCGCAAACGCGAGCAGATCAACGACCTGGAGCGACTGCGCATCCAGATCATGCGCGGAAGCGGTCAGAACTCAGCGGCCAACGCCGCGCAGTTCGAGCTGGACTATGCCAAGCAGCGCGCCGAGTACGAGCGCCAGGGCAACGTCGAGGCGATCAAGCGCCTGGAGACGCTGCGCGAGATCCAGAAGGCCAACGAAACCGCAGGGCTTCCATCTGGCACTGTCGAGGGCGTCGGCAAAGCGCCGAGAGTGGGCGGCCTGTCTCCTGAAGTGGGCGGCGCATCTGGCGAGCTGATCAGGCTTGAGCAAGAGCGCGCCGTAATCGACGACTGGCGCACGACAGAGCTTGAGAAGCAGATGGCCTTCCTTGAGGCCAAGGCGATCAACGAGCAGGTCTATGCCGAGCGTGTGCGCAACATCAACGAGCAGGCGGCCGAGGCGCAGAGCAATATCGCGTCGTCCATGTTCAGCGCGCAGTTAGGCGCCGCATCAAACCTGCTCGGAGACCTGGCATCAATCACGGCGCAGGCAGCCGGCGAACAGTCCGCGCTGTATGGGGTCATGTTCGCCGCGCAGAAAGCCTTCGCCGTGGCGCAGACGATCATTAATGCCGAAATGGCATCGGCTGCCGCGCTGGCTCCGCCGCCAATTGGCCTCGGTCCGGTGGCTGGCCTGCCGTACTCGCAGGTTATTCGCGGCATGGGCTACGCCTCGGCGGCGGTTATCGGCGCGCAGGCCCTGATGGGTATGGCTCACTCTGGCATCGACAGCGTTCCGCGCGAAGGCACCTGGCTGCTCGACAAGGGCGAGCGCGTGGTGGACAGCCGCACCAACCAAGATCTGAAGCGTTACCTGACGGCGGCCAACGAGCCGAGCAGTTCTGGCGGGGGAATGGTGGTCAACCTCAACGAAGACGCCAGCCGCGCCGGCAGCACGCAGATGCGCAACGTCGACGGCAAGCAGATCCTAGACGTGTTCGTGTCCAACATCAGGCAAGACGGCCATGCCAGCAAGGCCATCCAACAGGCTTTCGGCGTGCGGAGAGCAGGACGATGATTCAGTACCCAGAAAGCCTGCCGCCACCGCTGCGCGATGGCTACGGCTTCACGCCTGTCAGCGCCACGCGGCGCACCGACATGCAATCAGGCCGCGCCCGCAAGCGCCGGCAGTTCGCCTCGGTGCCGACCGTTACTCCAGTGCGCTGGCTGCTGTCGTCTATCCAGGCCCAGCAGTTCGAGGCCTGGTATGAAGACGCGCTGACCGGTGGCGCTCAGTGGTTCGAGATGACGCTGAAGACCCCGCAAGGTTCGATGGCGTACAAGGCCAGATTCGTCGAGGCCTACACCGGTCCAGGCCTGGTCGGCGTCGATCACTGGGAGTTTTCCGCCAGCCTCGAGCTGTGGGAGAAGCCGGTGATCACGGGCGGCTGGGGCGTCTACGCGCCGGACTACCTGCGCTACATGTCGATCCTTGACATCGCCATCAACCGGGAGTGGCCGCAATGAGCACCCTCAAGCGCCTGTATGCCTCGGCCGGGCCGGAGATCCTGCATCCGACGCTGGAGATCAGTGATGGCGCGTCGACCTTCTACCTCACCCAAGGCTGGGATGACCTCACGGCCACGCTGGAGGATGGGCGCACCGTCACCTTCACCGCCTGCGGCATGGATGTGGCGCTGCCTGCCAGGAACTCTGACGGCACGCAAGACCTCAAGTTCGCCCTGTGCAACATCCTGGGCGACGTGTCGGCCTTCATCCGCGACATGCTGGCCGGCGGACGCAAGGCGACCATCACCTATCGCACCTTCATCTCGACAGACCTGGCCGCGCCAGCCGAGGCTCCGCACGTGTTCGAGGTCAAGAGCGGGCAGTGGACAGCGACCCAGGCCGACATCACCGCGGGCTATTTCAACCTGCTGGAAACCGCCTGGCCGCGCCGGCTGTACACCCTGAACGAGTTCCCCGGGCTCAGGTACATCTGATGATCGACATGGACAAGTACCTCGACGGCCAGTACGTCGAGGGCGGTCGCGCGTGGCCGCACGTCGACTGCTATGGGTTGGTCCTCGAGGTACGTCGCGACCTGGACCTGGCGGTCTGGCCGGAGTGGGGCAGCGCTCGCCGCGGCGAGCGCATGCAGGCGGCGGCGACTGAGCTGGCCAGCACCTTCGAGCGCTGCGCGCCCGAGCGGGGCGCCGTGGCGCTGTGCTTCAAGGGGTCGCTGTGCGTGCATGTCGCCGTGGTGGTCGAACTGCACGGCCTGCTGCACGGCCTTGAGATCAACGCCGGTCGCGGCGTCACCTGCCTGCCGCTGCATCGTTTCGAGCGGCGCTTTGTCCGCGTGGAGTATTACCGATGATTCGCGTCTTCCCATCGCGCCTTCCGGGCGAGCCGCTGGAAACCTACCGCGTGGCCGGGCCGGTGCGTCTTGATCAGTGGCTTGCAGAGATCGTAGGGCAGGAGATCGCCTCCACCGGAGAGCAGCCGGTCACGATTGAGATCAACGGCGCAGAGATAAGCGACTTCGCCGTGACCATCCAGCCTGACGACGATGTGCGCATCTACCCGGTGCCCTACGGCACCGGCCTAGAGATCGCCGTGTGGGCCGCCGTGGCGGTGGCCGTGGTCACGCTGGCCTATGTGCTGACGCTCGACATGAGCGCGCCGGACCAGCCGGGGCAGGGCGATGGCATCAACCTAAACCCGGCCAAGGCGAACGGTGCAAAACCGAACCGGCCGATCCGCGAGCTGCTCGGCCAGTACCGCATCTATCCTGACTACGTGGTCCAGCCGGTGTCGCGCTTCGTCAACGAGCGCGAGATGCACACCTCGATGCTGCTGTGCGTCGGCGTCGGCGAGTACGACATCCCGGCCACCGGCATGATGATCGGCGACACGCCGCTGGCCGCCTTCGATGGCGACGTGAGCTTCGACCTGTACGGCCCCGGGGCGAGCCTGGCCGCCGATCCGCGCGCCGAGAACTGGTATCTCGTCGGCGAGGTCGGCGGCACTGACGCCGGCACATCTGGCCTTGATCTAGACTCCACCGCGCCATCCGGAGCGGGCGCTGCAGCGGATGCGATAACCGTCAGCGCCAAGAGCGTGGCAATCGGCGGGGAAGACCCGGAATTCCCGCCAGGCTTGGCCGCCGGGACCACCGTCGAGATCCGCACGCCGGACACCTACACCGTGACCACCGTCGGAGGTTACTCGCGGATATCCGGCCCGCTGGCCGATATGGCGCCGACGGCCGGAATGAAGATCAGCCTGGGCGCCGACGACGACTATTCCCTGGTCGTCGCCAGCTACTCGCCATACGTGGCGCCGGTGCCGGGCACAGGCGGATCGCCGTCGCGGGTGGACGCCAGCGCCGCGCCGACACGCTACGACTTCAGCGGGTCAACGGCCACCTGGTCGCTGACCTACCGCAGCGTGACGCGGACGATCAGTCTGACCGCCAACTACGTCACCATGAGCGGCATGGTGTCGGCGATCACCTCGCAGCTGTCCGGCATGGGCCTGGTCGCGCAGGACAACTCCGGGCGCCTGCGCATCGTCGAGCCGTCCAGTCCGTACCTGGGCGGCGTAATCTCGCAGAGCGGAGCGCCGGCGGACGTGTTCGGCGCGGCGCCGACCTACACCACCGGCACCGCCTCGAGCGGCGGCACGCCGGAGCAGCTGGCCTACATCACCTGCACCTATGACAATGGCTCGCCGTTCGTGGGCCTTGCGCAAGGCCAGCACGCGCTGTCGCTGGGCTATCGCGGCAACCGCTACACCATCACCGGCGTCAGCGGGCTGACCATGACGGTAAACCGCCTGACCGACGCCGGCGTGGTCGATAGCGGCTGGTCTGGCTGGGCGGCGCGAACCCTGGTTGACTTCACGCTGCGCACGGGCGATGGCGACCTCAACTGGCTCGGCCCGTTCATGGCCTGCCCGGAGGGCGAGACGACTACCCGCATCGAGTACGACGTGCACTTCCCGAACGGGATCGCCTGGTACAACTCGAAAGGCAAGCTGCGCGCGCTGGCGCTGGAGTATCAGCTGGAGTGGCGCGATGCCGCATTGAGCGGGGCGTGGACCACGGTCACGCACTCGCAATACCGCGCCTCTGCTGACTCGCTCGGCTTCACGCACGTCATCGACCTGCCCTATGCCATGCGCCCGCAGGTGCGGATGCGGCGCACCCGGCCGGCGGCCGGCGGGCAGGCCAGGGATGCCATCCACTGGTACGGACTGCGCGCCAGGCTGGCGGCGCCGACGAGCTATGCCGGCGTGACCCTGATCGGCCTGACCGTGCGCACCGGCGATCGCCTAGGTTCCCAGTCCGACCGCAAGGTGAACCTGATCGCCACGCGCAAGCATGGCGGCGTCGTTGATCGATCGATCTCGGCGGCGGCGCTGTATGTGCTGGACAGCCTAGGCATCAGCCGCAGCCGAGTCGATGAGGCCCAACTGCAGGCGCTGGAGACGGCTTACTGGTCTGCGCGCGGCGAGACCTTCGACTTCGCCTACGACAAGGCCGAGACGATGCGCGACGTGCTGCAGACGATCTTTGGCGCCGGCATGGGCCATCTGGTGCTGTCCGCCGGGCTGATCAGCGCCACCCGTGAGGGCGTGCAGGAGCCGAAGGGCCTGATCACTCCGCACGAAATGACCGGCGAGCTGCGCGTCGGCTTCGTCTCGCCATCGGCGGACGACTACGACGGCGTGGACGTGGAGTACATCAGCCGGTCGAGCTGGGCCAAGGAAACCATCGAGTGCCGCATGCCGGGATCGCTCGGGCTCAAGGTCGACAAGATCAGCCTGGACGGGGTGACTGACGCGACGCGCGCCTGGAGGATCGGCCAGCGCAAGCTGCGCAAGCACATCGGCCAGCGGCTCAGCTTCGACTGCGCGACCGAGATGGACGCGCTCTGCTACGAGTACATGGATCGCCTTGTGCTGGCCGATGACCTGCCTGGCACCACGCAGAGC